CCGGTGCTACCGGTGTGAATGCCCTTCAGGGGACCTTGACAATCTCTGCTGGCTAAGGTAGTACATAGCGAAACAGGAGCCCCACTCCATGTCGCAGCCACGCATTTGTCTTAATGCCATCATCAAGAATGAAATGGTGAACTTGCCTCGTATGCTTGCGAGCGTGTGTCCACATATTACCGCGGCGGTAATTTTTGATACAGGGTCCACGGATGGATCACAAGCGCTTATGCGGTCCATGTTTAATACACATAGTATCCCACATCAGATTGTAGAGGGTGAGTTCAAGAATTTTGAGCAAGCCCGCAATAAGGCGTTGTTCTATGCGCAACGGTTCCATGCAGGGTTTGACTATATCATGTTCTGCGATGCAGACATGGAACTAGTGGTTGATGGACCACTACCAAAACTTACCGAAGAATGTTATAGCCTTTTGCAGCGCCAAGGATCGCTTGCGTATTACAATGCAAGACTTTTGCGAAAAGGCTCGGATCGCAAGTACCACGGTGTGACGCACGAGTACCTTGATGCACCACCGGCTAAGCTTTCAACCGATTGCTGGTGGTTTCGAGACCATGCTACAGGTTCCAATAGGAGTGAAAAATATGTCCGTGATACACGACTTCTTACTGAGTATCTTAATAGCCACCCTAACGACGGGCGCACTCTATTTTATCTTGCCCAGACTTACCGTGACAGTGGTGACCATACCCGGGCGATCGAGTTCTACCGACGCAGAGTTGACGTTGGCGGATGGGACGAAGAATGTTGGTACGCCAAACTCGCCATCGCACGGTGCTACCGAGCCCTAGGTAAAGAGGCTGAATTTATTCAAGCGTCTTTGGATGCATATAACTCGCGGCCCTCGCGGGCAGAACCCCTTTACGATCTTGCCCGGCATTATCGTGAAAAGGACAATCAACAACAGTCTGGCTGGCTTTTTGCCCAGGCTGGGTCGAAGATAAAGAAGCCGGGTGATTTGTTGTTTGTCGAGGAACATGTTTATGATTATGGGTTCACTGAGGAACTGTCTATACTGGGGGCTTACAACGATAAGACACGGGATATTGGCTTTGCTGCTGCTGATAAGCTTTCCCTTATGCGCAAGGTGCCCGATGTTGTCCGTGAGACTGCTAGGCGGAACTTGTTCTGGTATTTGCAGCCGATCAAGAATTACGCACGGTCTTTTAAGGCGTGGCGTATTCCGGAGGTAAATCCGGATAGCAAGTTTGTGAATTCTAACCCATCTGTTGCTTTCGTGGGCGATAAGGTGAAGGCAATTGTGCGAACGGTTAGTTATAGGATTAGACCTGATGGTAGCTACGATTATAACGGTAACTCTGCTATTCGTACCACTAGCTATTTGGCTGATTTTAATGAAAATCACCAGGGGTGGTTCCTCGAAAAAGCGGTAGAACTTCAGCGTCCTACTGGGTTCCCCGAACCTGTGTTCAAGGATGTGCTTGATGTTGAGGATATGAGACTTATCCCGATAAACGGAGAACTTTGGGCAAACGGATGTGTGCTTGAACAAAACCCACAAGCATGGCGTGAACAGTTTTTTATGAAGCTTAACCCAGATACTGGCGAGGTTACAGACTGGCGATATATCGAGCCGCGAATATACCCTAAAGAAAACCAAAAGAATTGGATGCCTATACTAGGTAATAAAAACTACATGGATAGTTGGGATGGACCATTGAAAGAAAAGGGTGTTGAGTTTATTTATAAACCTGAAATTAGAATTGATGAAAAGGGTAATGTTATAGGCCGGCAACCGGTTACCAAGGCAATAGATCAACTTTCAGGTGGTGGTCAGTGTATACCGTTTGACGGTGGTTGGGTTGCAATCGTTCACGAGGCACGTCCGGACCCTACCAACGGAAAGAGATATTACCAGCACCGATTTGTGTGGTTTAACCAGAACTATGAGTTGGTTAAAATCTCTAAACCATTTGTATTCTTTGATAAGCAAATTGAATTTGTTGCGGGATTAGCGCACGACGAGCATTTCAATAGGTTCATCGTCTCGTTTGGTGTGCTTGATCGTGAAGCATGGCTTGCAACAATAGACGAGCACGAAGTGAGGGATTTGCTATGGGCGTAAAGGTCGTCACTGGGTATATCGATATTCCTAATCACCCTCGTGGTGCCCACGACTACAAGGCGCTAGGGGAACAGCTATTGGGTTCTCTAGGGGACGTTGAAGCGCTTGTGTTCGACAGCGAGCAACAGAAGGTACAGGATACGTGGCTAGCGTCTTTTATCAAAGGTGTACCAAATCTGTCTCATTCAGTGTCGGATAACCCCGACAAGAATACAATTGCGTATCACTGTGTGCAGCACCAAAAGTTTGAATGGTTGCGTACTGCGGCAGCGGAAGATAAAGAGGCTGAAATATTTGTCTGGATTGACTACGGCATCATGCATGTACCCGGTGTTACCGCCTCGGTAATTAGTAAGTTCCTAAACCGGGTGGACAGTTATGGAAAGGTGACACTCCCTGGCTGTTGGATTAAGAAACAGGATATCGATCCAGCACACCCATGCTGGCGTTTTTGCGGCGGCGTAATGATCGTGCCTCGTGCACTGGTAAAGCCGTTTACGGCGTATGCGATGGGAACCGCGGCTCGCTATATTAGTGAGACCCGTAACGTGGAGTGGGAAGTTAACACCCTTGCTAGGCTGGAACTTCTTGACCAAGTTCCTATGGCATGGTATCAAGCGGATCATAATGAAACGATATTTACAGGTGCCCCATGAGTACAAAATATGAGCAAGTTAAAAGTGGAGATTATGATAGTTGGCCTAAAGTTCTTCGAATAAGGTGTTGTGATTGTGGACTAACTCATATTTTCAAATTTTCTCGTGAGGTAAAAAGGGTACAAATTTGGCGAGACAAACGGGCGACTAGTGCAACACGACGCGGGTTAAAAGTAAAAGCTAAGATTAAGAAATTGGCGGGGTCACTATGAAGGTCGGCGTAGTCACTGGATTTATCCCGCTTCCTGTGAAGCATCTGTCAGAGGATGATTACCATGAATTGGGGCGGAAGCTATCGAGGGCGTGCGAGGGTCATACGTTTTTTGTCGGAGGTGGAAAGCTGGAGAATTGTTGGGCTTACAATCTTTGTACTGGTCTTCCAACTGATATGCCAGTGCCTGCGGATCGGTATGTATCGCCTGAAGTCAATGTTATGTCGCATATTGTGCAGCATCAGCGCACGACTTGGGCGGAACAAGCATCAAAGGTCCACCCGGATGTAGAGGTTTGGTGCTGGTTGGATTATGGTATTTTGAAGCAGGGAGCGTGGCGGAATAACCCTGTGACAGAGAATAGCGTTAAAACTTTTCTGGCGCGTGTTTCTTTGTCACAGAAGCCGATGAATTATATTCCATTCCCTGGAATTGCTAAAAAAGGAATGGTCTATTCAGGTTGCAATAATTGGCGTTTCTGTGGTTCTACACATATCTGGCCGGACCCCTATATTCCGGCTATTGATCTTGTGTATAAAAACACACTAAAAGAGTGGATTTCTCGACATAAGACCGTGCCGCTTGATCTGCCAATTTGGGCGTTGGTTGAGCAAGTATCTAAGCTTCCTTTCCAATGGTATGCTGCTGAGTACGACGCTTCGCAACTAGACAACTATCCAGGAGGACCGTATGACCCCACTTTGCGAGCTAGCTAAAAAATACGAAACCGATAAGGGTGGTCAGCACTACCGGTATGGTGGTGGCGATAGTGATACTTGTCATGAATACACACCTGTGTATCACGAATTATTTGGGGAGCATCGCGATGAAATTAAACACGTACTGGAGATTGGCGTGCATGCAGGATCGAGCCTCCGGATGTGGAAGGAATACTTCCCTAACGCCCATATCGTGGGGATCGATAGTAACGCTGATTGCCTCAGGCATCAAGAAGAACGAATTAGTGTTTTTACAGCAGACCAAAACAACCCGCGCCAACTTGTCGAAGTCTTGTCGAAATTCGATCAAGACGCGCCCTTGTTCGATTTGATCGTGGATGACGGTTCACATGTGCGTGAGCACCAGATTACATCACTCAAGACCCTTTTGCCCTTTGTAAATGTGGGCGGGGTCTATGTGATTGAGGACCTTGGTACAGCACCAGGAGTGGAACAGTTTGCACCTATTTTCCAGTCTGTTCCGCAAGAATTAGGTTCTAAATTTCTGGCCATATGCCATGTTATTACTGGTGGTCTTGGTCCCAAGGTTCAACCTCATGAATGGCTGATTACTTTTGAGCGGATTGCGCCATGAAGGTTCTAATTACTGGTGTTGCCGGATTTCTCGGTAGCCACCTTGCGGATGCGATGCTGAAGGACGGTCATACGGTTGTCGGAATTGACAACATGATTGGTGGAGATAGGGATAATATTCCGGACGCTATCGGTTTGGATTTTTATCAGATGGATTGCCAGCAATTGGTACACAACCCAATTGTTATGCGACAAGTAGACCTTGTATACCATTGCGCCGCTCTTGCTTATGAAGGGTTAAGCGTCTTTTCGCCGCACACTGTGGTAGAGAGTATAGTGGGTGCGTCAACGGCTGTTTTCTCTGCCGCTATCCAGGCTAACGTAAAGCGGATTGTCCATTGTTCGTCTATGGCGCGCTATGGTGCTGGTCAACCCCCATTTGAGGAATGGCATTTGACTTACCCACAGGACCCTTATGGGATCGCCAAGGTGGCAGCGGAAAAAATTCTGATCAATCTATGTGATACGCACGAGACGGAGTATGTGATTGCTGTTCCCCACAATATCATTGGTCCGCGCCAGAAATATGATGATCCATTCCGTAATGTGGCTTCGATTATGATGAACCGTATGCTTCAGGGGAAGCAGCCAATTATTTACGGAGATGGACGCCAACAACGATGTTTCTCGTTTATCGACGATTGTTTGTCTTGTTTGGTTAAGATGGGCTTTCAGAAGGATGTTGTAGGCCACGTGATTAATATTGGGCCAGATGAACAACCTATAACAATTAATGAATTAGCAAATGAAGTTGCCTCTGTAACTAATTTCTTTAATCTCCAACCAATTTATATGCCTGGACGCCCTCAAGAAGTTAAGATTGCACTTTGTTCCTCTAAGAAGGCGCGAAAATTACTAGGTTACCAGACAAAAACTACGCTTTACAAAGGTCTTACGAAAATGGCTGATGCCATGATTAAGCGTGGCCCAAGGCCATTCCAATATCATCTCCCAATTGAAATCCAGCGCCCATATTGTCCTAAGACCTGGACCGACAGGATTTTTTAACCAGCAGGTGCTACTTATGATCTTGATCATGATCATAGGAGATTTCCATGGCTAAGGGCGGTGAAGGCGGTTACGGCGAGGGCGATAACGTCCATAAGGGTTCCGGTTCCAAGGGTTCCACGACTGCCGGCTATTCTATGCCTAAGGGTAAGGCTGAGGGTAATGCAGTTGGTGGGAAGCCTGCGAAGTTTGCTGAGGGTGGCGACACCCCGATGTTTGGCCATCAGGCCGCTGAACCCCAAAAGGAAGGCGTGACTGAGCATGATACCGGTTCGGACCAATCCACCGGTACGGGTGACAAGTTTGCCAAGGGTGGCTCGACCAAGATGTTTGGGTACCAAGGTTCGGTTCCCGCGCGTGACGGTATTACGAGCGCCCGGTAATGGCGGGATTTTCGCCTAAAGGTCCTGGAATTGGTGGGACACCGAAGGTTCCTAAGACCGGAAGTACGTCTGGGGGTCCTAGGTTTCAGCAAGCGGTTCGAGCACCTACTAATTTTCCACGGGTGAAGGTTTCCCGTAGGGATTATGCGAAGCCTGAGATGGGCGCAGAACAGCCTCTTGGTGCCACTGAAGGGTCGAAATCTTCGTTTGGCTCTACAGGTTTAACAGGAGAAACTTGATGGGACCTCTCATCAAACACTTGACCCCACTCAGTAAGCATGGACAGGTTGTTAAGCATGCGGGTAAGGGCGCTAAGCCTTTCCCGCCACAACCAAAACCTGGGGCTTTGACGCAAGCAGCGCCCTCACTCAATAACTATGCCAAGGCAACCCCATTGCCTACGCCTCCTCCGCCACCGATGGGTGGTGGAATGGGTGCCCCGCCTATGGGCGCACCTCCTATGGGAATGGGCGCTGGTGGTGCTCCTGGCCAAGACCAGGGCATGGTGTAATGAAAGAAGCTGATATCAAGGAAGTTTGCCGTCACCTTCGCGCCCGTGCGCCCGAAGAGTGGGATCAATTCGTTAAGGTATTTAACGAATACACGGCGGAAGCCGTAGATGCTGTGACCGAAGCGGATGCTGCCAACATCATGACAGCGAAGGGATTTGCCCTGGCCAATAAAGGCTGGCTGAATGTCTTCACTCATCTTGATGTGCCAACATCACCGACTACATTGATGGACCCTGCCTACGCCTTCATGCCGTAGCCAGATGACAGGAGAATAAAATGGTTGCCCCGATTGAAAAGACGGTGGATGCAAAGGGTATGCCCTTGCCACCGATTGATCCGAATGTTGTTGTCCCCCCAAGAGTTAAGCTGGAAGCCGATCGCGCCGCCCAGCTTCATGCCCAGGCATACAGCCCACAGGCTAATCCACCTGTTGTTACTGTACCGGTAACATCGTCGCCGACTGTTCAACCGGTTACTATTGTAACTCCAGCACCTTCTCAACCTAACGATGACCGTGCTTCCTGGGGCGTTAACGAATGGATGCACCAAGCCAAGTCCATGGAAGGACGGTTTAAGCAGACCCAGGAAACTGTCCAATCGCTCCAATCAAGCCTATCCGAAGTAACTGCTGCGCTTGCTAGTACCCAGGTCCGCCAGCCTGTGAACCAGCCACCACCGGTTACTCCTACTCCACCTGTTCCTTTGATCACCAAGGAAGACGTGGAAACTTATGGGCAGGACTTCTTAAGTGTGGCACAGCGCGCCGCTTTACAGGCGGTGCAGCCTACGTTGATGAAGCTTGAGCAAGATAATAGGCGTCTGGAACAACGGCTACAAAACCAAGCCAATCAAAGTATCGAGGCTACGCTTGATACTGAGGTTCCTAATTGGCCACAAATTAATGTGAGCCCCCGTTTTAAGGCTTGGTTGCGTTTACGAGATGTTTACTCACGTCAAGTAAGACAGGATTTGCTGAACCAAGCACATAAGGCCGCTGATGCCGCCGCGGTGGTTGCGTTCTTCAAGGGCTTCCTCGCTGAGGAAGAAGCTACAGGGTCCACTGAGTTTCTGACGAACCAACAGCCTGCGCTCACTGCCCAGCCTGCCACCCCGTCAGTAGAGCTTCAAACGCTCGCAGCCCCTGGCCATGCAAAGCCGGCTACCGGTACCCAACCGGGGCAGTCCGCTGATGCTCCCATCTGGATCACTCGCGGCCAAATCACGCAGTTCTATAAGAATGTGCGTGAAGGCGTGTACGCAGGCAGAGAACAGGATCGCATGAACGATGAAGCGATCATTTTCGAATGCCAACGCGCTGGTCGTGTTCGTTAATCAAGGGAGTTATTGACCATAGACATGGCTAACTCCCAAACATAGGGGTTAGTCATGCCCATTCCTTCTGGTGCATTTCCTATTGCCCCGGCTGGTGGCACTAGTATTTATCCGGCTGGCGGTACTGCTAACACCCTTCAGGCGACTGGGTTTATCCCGGAAATCTGGAGCGGCAAGCTTGTGGAGAAGTTCTACGCAAGCACTGTCCTTGCTGCGATTAGCAACACGGACTACGAGGGTGAAATTCGTAATAAGGGCGACCGGGTGAAAATCCGAACGAAGCCCACGATCACCATTAGAAACTACTCTGCCGACGAATTGCTTCCTCTGGACCGCCCAAGCGGTGGCACGGTGGAACTTTATATCGGTAACGGTAAGTTCTTCTCGCTGATCCTTGACGACGTGATGGAAATTCAGAGCGATCTGAATATTCTCTCTATGTGGTCAGACGATGCTGCCCAGCAGCTTAAGATCGCTGTTGACACCGACGTTCTGGATGGCATTGCCAACCAGATGGTTGCTGCTAACCGTGGGACGGCTGCGGGCGTCATCACCGGTAACGTCAACCTTGGCGTGACTGGCTCGCCACTTTCTGTTGTGGCGCGTGATCCTACCTCGGGCGAAGTTGAGTTGCTCGATGTGCTCATGCGTATGGGTCAGGTTCTTGACGAGCAGAACATTCCGGAAGTCGGCCGATGGGTCGTTATGCCGGCGTGGGCTGGCAGGATGGTCAAGCAGTCTGAACTCCGTCAGGCTTATCTGTCTGGTGACAGCGTTAGCATGTTGCGTAATGGGCGGCTGGGCATGATTGACCGGTTCACGCTCTATATCAGCAACCTGCTTCCGAACAACAGCACGGACGCTGTGAACTTTGCTCCGGGTGAGTGGCCGATCTACGCGGGCCATGCACATGGGCTCACGTTCGCCAGCCAGATTTCGAAGGTCGAAACGCTGCGAAGCGAGTTGACCTTTGGTCAGGTGCTTCGTGGCCTCCAAGTCTATGGCTATCAGGTTGTGGACGGCAAGGCGCTGGTCCAGGCCCAGGTTACCCCTGGCTCGTAATAAAGCCAGCCTTTAACACGAACTTAAGGCCCCCCGTGTAATAACGGGGGGCTTTATTATGAGGTTCACATGGCATTCGACATTGTGGGCGACTATCTAGACGATGCCAGGACCTTGCTCCAGGACCAACTCGTCCCGTATCGATATTCCACGTCTGACCTGATCAACGCCCTAAATCTCACAATGATGGACGTGCGACGGCTTCGCCCTGATCTTCTTATCGACTACCTCGATAATGTGCCTCAGTATGAGTGGAATGACGCAGCTTCTACGCTTGTTCCTGGTGTAGATGCTAACTTTGATGATGACGATAACCCTACATGGACCATGTGGGTGCCAATAGAACAGCCATTCCGCCGCGCACTAGTGTTTGGGATCGTCGGTCATGCTATGCAGCGTGATCAAGAGGATATCGAAGATGAACGTGCTCTTGCACGGTTGATGACTTTCGAGAATATTCTCACTGAAGAGAAATCCACTAAAGGTATGGCACCGCCGAAGGGTTAAAAATGTCAGACGACGGCTGGAATGAATTTTGGCTTGGTCCTACTGGCGCCACCGGTGCCAGCGGCCCAGCCTTCCTGGGAATTACCGGAGCGGTAACTGGCCCAGCGTTTTTTGGTGTGACCGGTGCTAGTGGTCCCGCTGCTGGAACGGTGGTACCAGTTGAGCCCCATACTGGCTATCTATATAAGCGAGCACGAATTGAGCTAGTAGGCGCCAGTGACGCCATGATACGTATGGCTATGTACGATGTGTTCGTTGAGTTCTTCAACGATAGCAAAGTATGGATCGAGCAAATTCCAGGGCTTCTTTTGCCTGGGATAGTCTTATATCAACTTGTGCCGGGTCAACCACAGAGCCTTGGTGATCCTATCCCTGCTGGTAAGATTATTGCGCTTACTGGTGTACTTGATTTGAATGGTATCTTTATTACGGCGGCTATGCCGCAACTAAACGTTTTGCAAATCCAATATCCGCAGAGTGTAACCACTCCTGTTTTTGCGGTAGTAGTAAAGAGCGTTGACAGGCCGCAAGACCCAGATTTGCCGGATATACCACAGTCGATTATGGATAAGTATGAGCCATATTTATTGGCTGGCATTAAAGCTAAACTTATGCTTCAACCTAATCGCCCATATTCAGACCCTAAAATGGGTTCGTTGAATTATCAGTATTTCCGACAAGGTGTAAATATCGCACGTGTGGCAGCTATGCGCCAGAATACTAACGGATCGCAGGCGTGGGCATACCCACAGAATTTCCGTACTCGTTCGCAGCAAGGTTGGGTAGTTTCAACCGGACAATGGTGGAACCTGTAAAATGGATATCGATCGCCGCGGTATAACCCGTGTAGATTTTACCATTGGAAACAATGTGTGGTGGGATGACCAATTGCAGCTTGGTGATCCTAGTGATTTTTCGTGGACGTTAAGCGGTGCAAACTTTTATCTCAGCATCAAGAACACAGATGACGATGCAACCCCGATACTCGCACTAACTAGTGCTGCTGGTCAAATTCAGGTAGTTGATCCGATCAATCGCATACTAGGTATGAATGTGCCTGATGCGACTATTCGTAATGCTCTACCTGAAGGGGATTACATCTATGACTGTTTGATGCAGACCATTTCCAGTGGGCAAGTGGATGGTTTGTTCTATGGCAAAATACACGTGGAGCAGGGAATAACCCTACCACCGACATGACAGTAACTCGAATTATAGTTCCTCAGCTTCAGCGTGCGCCATTTCCACCGATCCCGGTGTTGCCGGTGCGCGTGGTTGGGCCTACTGGCCCTGCTGGTGTTCAAGGTCCTGGTACTGGGCCTACAGGAAGTACAGGACCTACAGGTATTACGGGAGCGGTAGGTACAGGACCTACAGGATTTACTGGACCAACAGGTGCAACAGGTAATACCGGTGCAGCAGGGGCGGGTGGTGCACAAGGCGTAACTGGTCCTACAGGACCAACAGGTGCAACAGGTAATACCGGTGCAGCAGGGGCGGGTGGTTCACAAGGTGTAACTGGTCCTACTGGACCGACCGGTGCAACAGGGTTGACTGGTAATACAGGAGCAACCGGTGTAACAGGTCCAACTGCGACAAATTCGGCATTTGTTACTGCGATGTCGAGTGAAGTAGCGTTACGTAGTATCCAGTCTATGGGTATTGGTGGATTTCCTGGTGGACAAAAAGGTAAAACGGGAAGTACAGGATCAACCGGTGCTACAGGTGTAACTGGGAATACCGGTGCTACGGGGTCAACAGGTAATACTGGACCTACCGGAAACACAGGGAATACTGGACCTATAGGTATAACTGGGCCTACTGGGCCTACTGGGCCGACTGGTAATACAGGTAGTACAGGATCAACTGGACCTACCGCGGCAAATACAGCGTTTGTCACCGCAATGGCTGCTAAAGAAGCCTTACAAGCGGTTGCAGATTTTTCCATAGGAGGATTATTTAGCGGTTCATCTAAGGGAAAGACTGGACCAACAGGCGTAACAGGGGGAACTGGAGCGACAGGTATTACAGGACCTACTGGTCCCACCGGTTCAACAGGAATAACAGGGCCGACAGGACCATCTGGCGCGACCGGGTATGGTTTTGCTGCGACAATGGGAGGGGCGACTGCTCTTGGTGGCTCACTCGGAAAACTAAACTTCAACACGAAAACGTTTGATATTGGGGCATTTTTTAGTACTACAACTAACCAGTGGACCCCTCCTGCGGGTATCGTCCAAATCGATCTTACGCTTACTATAGCGTGCGTTGAGGCTGGGAGTGTTTCTCCTTGTGGCCAAGTAGCGATTTATAAAAATGGCGCTCTTTTGGGAAGTAGCGGATACTGTTCAACCAATACTTCGAACCAAACTGTTGGTGGGTCATGCACTGTGGTTGATCAGGCAAATGGAACTGATACTTACGAAGCCAGAGCAGAGTTATTAGCTGGTTCTAGTGGAACAGTTCAAACTGCTGGGTCTGTGTTTTCTGGTTTCACAGTGAACGCGACGATAAATGCGACGGGACCAACTGGCGCAACAGGTCCAGGAAATGCATTCGTGCAGGCTATGACTGTTGATGTGGCTCGTATGTGTCCTGGAGGTACTTAACTGAAAGTATAGAGTTTTCACGTAGGTTCGATCAACTAGGAGGAACTTAACCATGGCTACGACACCTAACTCAATTGTTACCGTTCAAACGCCGAAGAACGGTAAGGTTCAGATTGCTAATGGGGATGCGCAGACCCAGAAGACCGTGTATACGGGTGGCGCAAACGGTAGTAAGTTGGTGGGGCTTATCTTTTCATCGACTGATACATCTGCGCGCGATGTGCAGATTTCCATTACGAACGGTGGCACATCTTACGTGCTGGGAACTGTCACTGTGCCTATCGGTGCCGGTAACTCTGGCTCCGTTCCGTCTGTGAATGGTTTTAACAGTACACAGTTGCCGGGTCTCGCCGTAGATAGCGATGGCAATCCGTTTATTTTCTTGCTTAGCGCGAGCGACACGTTGACGGTTTCTGCGCTCACTACCGTGACCAGCGGCAAGCTGATCAGCGTCAACGTTATGGGTGGTGATTTCTAAGATGTTCACCAACGCCCAAAGCAGACTATACGCGCGAAGATGGCTCCACGGAGGGGCCGTCTTCACGCTTTATACGTCTTCTTCTACTTATATTCCAACACCAGGATGTTCCACTTGCCGGGCGATTGGACAAGGGGGTGGCGGTGGCGGCGGTGGCGGTGCTAAACAAGCGTCTGGCACCGCCGCTTCTGGGGCTGGAGGCGGCGGTGGCGGTGGTAAATTTGATACTACGTTTCGTATTTCTGATTTAGGAGTATCTCAAGCTATTACTATCGGTGCTGCTGGTCAAGCGGGTATAGCAGCTACCGTAAATTCTACTGCTGGAGGTAATGGTGGAGCAGGTGGTGCGACTACATTTGGTAATTTAGCTTATGCAGGACGAGGCGGTGGCGGTGCTGGGGGCCAGCTTAATGCTGCTAGTGGTGGGGGTGGATCAGCATCATGGGGTACGGGTTCAAATAACGGTGTTGATGGGGGAAACTCTTCAGGTACTGCTGGTGGAGCCGCTGGAAATTTTGGTAATGCTGGCGGCAGTGGCGCAAATGGTAGTAACACTTCTGTTTACGGCGTGGGGAGCAGTGGTGCTGGATGTGGCGCAACTGGTGTAGCTTTTGCAGGAGGCATTTGCTTAAACGGAGGTGCGGGTGGTGGTTCTGGCGGCGGCATTACTTCCGCTCCTGCATCTAATAATGGTGGAAATGGTGGGGTAGCTTTTTCTGGTGGGAATACTAACGTAGGCGGATTAGGAGGTACATCCGGTACTCCAAACGGTGCTAATTCCCCAGCGCTTATTGAACTATATGTTCCTGGTCATGGTGGTGGCGGCGGATATGGGAATTCAGCAGGAAATGCAGGAAATGGTGGAAATGGTATACAAGGTGGCGGTGGTGGTGGTGGCGGATCATGTTTGAATGCTAATACGCCGGGAACTGGCGGTACTGGCGGCGCTGGATGGCTTCTAACTATAGAGACATAATATGGCTGTTTATATGCTTACAGGAAATGGACCTCCTAATGTGATTTTATGGGACGGTTCATCTTCATATACGCCGCCTTCTGGGATGATTTTGGCAGTGTATAATGCATCTACGTTTGCTGCTGCTGTAACTACATGGAATAATAGCTTAACTTTATCGCAATGGCAGGCTATTTGGCAATCTAATCTCGATATATTTTTAGATCAATTCATGAATTTGAATGCGTTCATTCGCGCAGGTACGTTGACAAATGTAACGGGTACACAGGTGGGAAACTTTTTGGCGACTATATGTAATAATTATCGTACGCTTCGTGCATCTATTGCAGCGGCAGCAACCCCCGCTGCTGTGCAAGCTATTAACATAAACTCTGGTTGGCCTGCTAATCCATAAGGTTTGCCCATAATGCCTAGATTTTCACCGTATCAAGTTCCAATCCCATTGCGAGTTGTTGGGCCGCCTGGAGCTACAGGCAACACCGGTCCTACGGGAACGTCAGCAGCGCCAACAGGACCTACTGGACCGACTGGGGCAACTGGACTTGCGGGTACTGCGACTAATACAGGAGCGACAGGTGCAACAGGACCAACTGGAACATTTAATACCGGCCCTACAGGACCTCCAGGGAATGTTACAGGAGCAACAGGGGCTACAGGAGCAACAGGGAACACCGGCCCAACTGGAGCTACTGGAACGGCTGGTAGCGCAACTAACACAGGAGCAACGGGTCCGACTGGTCCAACTCCTGGATCGACAGGGCCGACTGGGCCTACGGGACCGACTGGGGCGACTGGTCCGACAGGGTTCACTGGAAACACAGGACCGGGTACAAAGCTGGCAGTAATATTGTTCTCTCAGTTACCGTCTGCGGTAACTGCTGGCGCTGGTACACAATACCTTGTTACAGATGCAAGTACCAACGTGTTTGGGTCCACGTTTACCGGTTCAGGGTCTTTCACGGTGCCAGTATATTCTGATGGCACCAATTGGCGAGTAGGGTAATGCCTGTTCAACGTATCTGGCTTGTCCCCATGCCCCAACGTGTGGTGGGACCTACTGGTCCTACCGGGGTGACAGGTGCGACTGGATTTACGGGATTTACTGGGTCAACTGGGTCAACCGGACCTACAGGATCGACTGGTTCAACTGGGCCTACAGGTCCAACTGGTCTTCCAGGTTCTGCGGTAAATACAGGTGCAACTGGTAACACTGGTAACACTGGGAATACTGGTCCGGCTGGTGGTCAAGGTATTCAGGGCGTGACTGGTCCTACTGGACCTACAGGGAATACTGGTAACACTGGGAATACCGGTGCGCAAGGCGCTGCTTCTAATACAGGTGCTACGGGGTACACAGGTAATACAGGTCCTACTGGTGTAGCTGGCCCTACTGGTCCTCAAGGTACTGCGGTGAATACCGGTGCGACTGGGCCTACAGGAAATTCCGGAGTTGGGACCAAAAGCTTTGCAGCGTTTCAAGGTGCAACGGCAGGTGCATGGTATGCAATCGATAATATAGCTCATGATGGCGGTCAAACATATACGTTAGGGACTATATGGCTTATTCCATGGGTTGCTCCTGATACTTTTACAATTGATCAGCTTGGGGCTTGGTGTCATAACGGTAATGTAAGCACTCAACTTGCTATGACTATGTATGGGTCCGCAGCAGATGGGTTACCAACAGGTGCTCAACTTGCCGCTGCACCAGCAACAATGAATACTACATCGTCTGGGCCTGTTTCTGGTGCACTTGGTAGTAATATTTCAGTGACCAAAGGAACACTTTATTATTTTGCTATGCAAGTAAATAGTAATTCAACTGATCTTGGTGGATTTCAGTCTTGGCAAGCACCGGCTGGTGTGCTTATTGGGGATAGTTCTTTAGGTAATCTAACTAGCGGAGCTAATGAAGGACTTGTTGGGTATTTTGTAACTGGTCAGTCTTATAGTACATTTGGGTCTATGACCGGGGCTAGTTTACAAGCACTAAAGACCGGTGGTGGCGGATCACCTAAGCCGTACTACCACGTAACGAGTGTACCGTAACATGTGGACAAAGATCAAAGCGTTCCATTGGAACTCTCTCACGGTGGCATGGTCCCATTTTCTCCTGTGGGTCGGGCTCGCACAGGAAGCCCTATACCAGTTTCCTGATGTGGCACAGCAAGTAGGACTAGCGCAATATGTCCCTCCTAATTATCTTGGGCACTATACTCTTGGTATTGCTGCTATTACTTTGGCTGCTCGCATGCGTACTCTAAAGAGAGACCCACAATGATAGCTTTCCTTGGACTAATCGGGCAATTTTTCCAGCTTGTTCCTGGGCTTACTGGGCTTGGGCAGACGTGGGTAAAGGCTCACTACGATGCACAGACCCAACAGATTATGGCACGGCTTCAGTGTGATCGAGATACAGCAGTCGCGGTCCTCCAGATGCAAAGTGAAGTGCAGGTAAAGTGGTGGTTTGTTGCGGCTATACCGCCTCTCTTTGCTTTGCCTTTTGTCTTGTATGTTTGGCGTTGTGTTGTTTGGGATAATGTGGTAATGGGGGGAGCTACCTCTACACCAGCACTTGGAGGTAACCTTGCGACGATCTTTGTGATGATTGTCACATTTTATTTTGCTGCTGGTATGCGTAAATAGGAGACCCACATGGCCATCCATATCAAAAAGAGCCACGAAGGACTGCTTCATAAGAACCTTGGCGTACCGCAAGGTAAGCCTATCCCATCTGGCAAGTTGGCTTCTGCGAAGAACTCTGCTGATCCGGCAGTGCGCAAGCGGGCTACATTTGCCGAAAACGCTAAACATTGGAACCACAAAGGTAAGTGAGGATACCCCCATGCCCGAAGTTAGTGATGAAGGTGCATACGAAGCTATCGTGACGCCTACGAGCGTTGACTACGTGAAAAAGCCTGAACCAGAGAAAACAGGTCAGGCGTATGTTGAACCTGCGCGTGCCAAGACCACACGTGAACTGGAAATCGAGGCTGGCAAGAGGCGTGTGGAGCAGTGTGCACGTGAGATGGCTAATCGTCCTCCTAGAATTATTTCTGAGGCAGAGCGACGGGCACAAGGGTTTAACGTTGAAGTGTTCAGGCCAAATACGGTATATGCTGATCGAGTGACAAGCGTTAACGGTATGCCGGTTAATCAGCAGCTTGGCGCATTAATGCGGAGAGTTGGATCGAATAATGGCCAGAAAACCCCAAGTTCGTAAATATCCTGCGCCTGGACATGCTAGAGAAAAGCGTAAGGCATATAAACGTAAGCGATACGCAGAAAATAAGGCGGTTATATTAGCCGAACCGAGCCGTGCAAAATCTAGATTGAAACGAACTGAGCGATTGCGTGGAGGCGGCCATCGCCGGTATGATCTATGGAAACTTTATAGAATTACAGAAATAGAATGGGCTGACATGTTTGCGGCTCAAGGATGTCGTTGTGCGTCTTGTCCGTCAATAGAACCTTTTGGTAACGGATATTGGCATACAGACCATGATCATGTGACTGGTAAAGTTAGAGGTATTTTATGTGGCCCATGTAATATGACGCTAGGTCACGCTAAAGATGATCCAGAACGGCTTCGTTCTCTTGCAGATTATGTGGAGAAACATCGTGGGAGGAATTAGGATCGACAAGGGCGGTGGAATGTTGCCCGCCTGGGATAGTAGATTTCTCCCGGAAGATCAGGCTTCTTTTTGCCAAAATACATATCTTTACTCCGGGGCCATTATAGGGTGGAGAAAACCAAAGTTACTGCGTGCCCTCACTAACTCGGCTGCTAAGTCTGCTTACCGTATCCCCACAATAACTCAGGGTATAGCCCAGGATATTCTTACTTTTCTGGGTAATCCACTTGCCAATGATACGGTGACAGTGGGTGAAATAACCTATAAATTTGTGAATACACCTACAAACCCATACGATGTGTTACTGGGCGGTACTGCTACTAAGTCTGCCCAAGCCCTATTCCAAGCTATAAATACAGGTTCTTCTGACATAGCAGTTGTAGGGAATAATACTCCTGCAAATCCTGCTTCGACTAGTGCTAACCCATTTGTCGGCTTCCCATTTGCGCTCCAGGGCACCACAAATACGCCCGGGGCTAACACTATTGTCCTTATTCCGGTTACCCCATACGCGACTATGAATGTTAGCGCTATCAACTGTGTGCCGCAGGCCACGGTTGGCGGTGCCAAGTTCAAGGGGGTGATCTATGACAACGTCAACACGATCAACACGGCCGGCACGGCATATGTCAACATCCCGTCCTCGCTTCTGGGTACGGGTAGTGAAGTGGTTGGATGCACTGCTGGAACGACTGTTTCCAGCGTTCTAGCTATACCGCTTACACTCCAGGCTGGCCGGACATACTGGCTTGGCTTCATCATGGATACCGCGATCCCGCTTCAGTTATCAAGCAATGGTACGATCGCTGTTTCCAATTCGAACAAGTACACCAACGGTCCCCCGAACCCCTTCCAAACAACCTCTATTAGTGGGGTGACAACCGGAGGTACGACCGTTGGCTCTTTGCAAACGAGATATAATCTCGGTCAGCCGAATTGGCAGATATGGGGTACGTCTTCGACGTTGAACTCTAATGATCCATTCAACAATATTACCGGGACGGTAATTACGCTGCAAGCCCCGGCCTACGGCACGGCGTTTAATAAGACGCCGGTTGCCGAAAGCACCGGAGGTGCACGGTTGTCTTGGGCCGGGGCGACATTTACTGGTGGTGCAAACCAGACTTCTGACACCACGTTCACAGGAGCATCGACATGGTTAGAATTCCTGGACCAGGACACGGATGTATTGAGAACACCGGTGGTGGACGACACGTTTCAGAGGTACTACTTTGCGAGCCCGTCTGTGCCCCCGCAGTACAACACTTACGACCGTATATCACGGTCCCTCCCCGCTTTTTACCTTGGAGTGCCAGCGCCGCCAATTGCGCCAGCTTTGTCTATTATCGGTGGTGGGACACCGACACAGATCGGGTTCCCAGGATCATCTAATTCTAATACCCAGAATGTTCCTCCTGGTAACCCGACTGTTATTCTCTACCCAGTTTCCACTACTGTACAAGTAGCACTTAATGACATTAGCTTTATGGTTGCTCAGTTACCGGCTGGAGTAGGATTTTCATTATTTGGTATTCTTTGTGCATCTAATTCTTCTGGTAATCCAGGAGATGTTATTTCTTTTGGTACTCCGCAACTTCCTACGGGGCCGCTTAGTTCTCCCCTTACAGTTGTATCTGCATTTACTGTGCCTCCCACTTTGTTACCGAATACCCAGTATTGGATTGGAGTGGTTTGCGTAGGACAGCCATCTGGGGTTTCCCCCGTAGGACTTCAATTTCAGTTATCTGACACCGGGACCCAAGGTTTTTCCGGAACCTTTACTGTGTCTGGCGGATCGGTAGTTTATCCGACTGATCCGGCAACAGGAGCACCACAAGCGCCTGCTATGACAGCAAATTATCCTGATTTGCAGTTGTGGGCAGACGTGGCTCCAGGGAGCCAAGCATTACAGGAGACAAGAGCGTATGTGTACACGTGGGTCACCGCGTACAATGAAGAAGGTCCGCCGAGCCCTCCAGCAATCCTCACGTCCTTTGTCAACTCGACGTGGGTTGTTGGGTTACAGCCGCCCCTCGCACAAGATATGGGCACCTTACGTAATATCGTCAAAGCCAATATTTACCGCACCATGGCTTCGGTCCAGGGCGGAACGGTATTCTTCTTTGTGGGGTCAGTCGCTGCAACAGCTACGACATTTATCGATGCGGTTACAGACGATGTGGTTGCAGGTAATCTCATCCTACCCTCGACAAACTGGTTCGGTCCACCGGCTACTCTCCAGGGCTTTGTCTCGATGCCTAACGGGATGATGGCCGGATTTGTAGGAAATGAGGTGTGGTTCTGCGAACCTTATCGGCCTCATGCATGGCCATCACAGTATGTTGTTACCACGGACTACCCTATCGTGGGGTTAGGTGTAACCGGTATAACGCTTGTAGCAGCCACGGTAAAGAACCCTCAGACATTTACGGGTGTAAACCCTACCACCATTACGCAGGCGCGTATTCCTCTGCCAGAGCCGTGTATCTCGCGAGGTAGCGTGCTCTCTACTGACAACGGGGTTTATTACGCTAGTGCCAACGGACTTATAAAGGTGGGAGGCGCTGGTACTGTAGGGAATATAACTCAAAGTTGGTTTACCAGGGAGCAGTGGGATAAGTTCACCCCACAGAAGTTTATCCGTGCCGTCAAGAATGTGAGCACGTATTTCGCGTTTGCTTCTACGGGAGTGACAAATGGGCAAGTGGATAACTCAGTTGCTCAACAAGGTTTCACACTTGAACTTAGTGAAGCTGATCGAAATAGCTTCACTCTTTGGCCTCAAGTTGGTGGCCATAGGATTGGTTTTAGTCCTCTCACTAGCCCAATTTCTCTTAACATTGATAATGTTCTTTCTGATCCTTGGAGTGGCGTTGCATTCTTGGTTGCAGGAGGTGGCATCTATTACTACGACTTCACCGACCAATCGCCCGCAATTACACCGTTCCTTTGGCGATCCAAGAAATTTCAAGGACCGCACAAAGAAAACTTCGCAGCGTTCAGGCTTTGGTTCGACATTCCTCCTGGAGGCCCACAATCGCCTCCATCTCAACGCACTACTGTCCCATTTAAAGAGCATCCTGCGACGGTTGCACAAATGAGTTATGTGCCCGGTATGTTTGGGGTGGTACGGGTTATAGCTGATGGTTTGTATATTACAGAACGCGAAATTCGCACTTCTGAGGAATTAATGCGTGTTGCTGCTGCACAGAAATATTCGACGTGGCAACTTGAAATCGAAGGCGTCGTGTCGGTTACAAATATGAAAATGGCGACCACGGTAAAAGAGCTAGGGCTCATGAAGTGAGGGATTAATGACGCAGCCTAGCATTTTTCTAACAGGTGACCAAGGACAGAGCACTGACCAACCTGCTGCGCCTCAATTGCCGGCTATCCCTGCATATGATGGGACGCCTGAAGGTTTGGCATCGACTATGAGTGCGTTGGTTGAGACTACTCGTCGGCTTGCAGGGCAAATTCCTTTTCCTAATAATGAGAACCAAGGTGGAGGCCGTAACTCGTTTCAGTCACCTAAACAGCAGTTTAGTAATAAACCTAACCCCCAAGATAAGAAGCCTCAGCAAAAAGGACAGACGGGGCGGTTTACAGAACAATCACGGACTAAATCAACAGTAACAGTTAAAGACAGTAATAGTGGGGCTACTTTGACATATCAGCAGATTACTGGCTTGGTTATGAAAGATAACGTCACTGGCGAGACTTGGGAGTGGAAGTTGTGACGATAAGTATTACTCCCAGTACACTTGGACCTTTTAGTAAAATAACTGCAATACATTTTCCTGTTAGTGCTATACCTCCTGGATATCCGTCCACAGTTTATGTATGCTTGTTAGGTGGTGACGGATTAGGAATTAGTCCTTTTCAACCTCCAGGTGCGAAAAGATCATTCAATTGGCCTTATGGCTCTCCATGTTTAGATTTTGGTGAAAGCGGGCCTTCTCCTGACCCTATCATAACACCGCTAGTGGTAGGGCATGGAGATAGTCCTCCTGGATATGTAGGGCGAGATCACCCATTTAACCCGCCGTTTCCTATGGTTAAGGTCATGATATGGAAAGAGCCGGACCCTTCTGGACCTGGAACGGTAACATATGCCGGCGGGTTCTATTTAACTAAAAGTGTGGCTGATGCTATAGCAGCGAACCCGATCAATGCTGGATTAGTTAAAGTCCAGTCCTACGTCTGGAAATAGAGAAAGTTTACCCTTTCAGTCTATTGCTCAATGGGACTGTGCTCCCGGCGCAAAAGGTAAACCAATGGCTTTCAATTTTTCAACGGTGTACGATCCAAATGTGGGGCGTGGGCCGGGGGTACCTCCTGGTAGCACTACATCCGGACTAACTGCGGTTTCCCAGTACGCTGAGCAGCTTATGCAGCAGCAGTACGCGTGGGGGCAGGCTCAATTCCAGCAAAATAGTCAGCTTACTGATCAGGTCGTTGGCAACTTGATGAGTTTATACGGCCAGTTGACAGGCGCTGGCAATCAGCTAATGTCTCAATATCAGTCGCTTTTTGCGCCTGAGTACCAGCAATTGGTGACCGATGCCAACAATTACTCCTCGCAAGCGCGTATTCAGCAAGCTATGGGCGCTGCTGAAAGCGGCGTTGCACAGCAATTTAATGGTGCGCGTAACGCTGCGCTGGCCGATCTTCAATCATTCGGTATTGACCCATCAAGCGGTCGATATGCGGCTTTGGATGCCGCGGAGAGGACCCAGGCCGCTGCGGCGCAGGCGGGTGCAGGGTTTCAAGCAGAACAGGCGACAGAAGCCACGGGGCGTGGTCTACGGAGTGAAGCGCTACAGTTGGGTTCCGTTATGCCTAGCCAAGCTACTGCGGCCTATAACGCTGCGGAGGGGGCTGCTACCGCCGGTGAGAATGCGAAACTGGCAAACGCCCAAGAAGGCGTGAATATGTTGGGTTCGCCCACACAACATGGGGCGGTTGCTCAACAGCTACATCAGGCGCAGTCGTATCCGCCTTTCCCTAATCCAGGTGGTGGGGGAAGTAACAGTGGGAGCGGTGGGGGTAGTAGAACCTATTCCGCGGATAATACATGGCGCCCTGCATTTGGTGGTAGTCAAGGACTTAGTTCGCCCGATCAGCAAGACACTCAAGGTCCTAATGCAATGGACGTTGAACTACAAAGGGAAGGCTTTGCACAGCAGCAGCAAAATGCAAAAATGAGTGGTAGTAACGGCGGTATTATGCAGCTTGGTGATCAGCCTTCTGCGGATCAGTCTGGTGTATATGATGCTAGCCAATATGGCGGGTCTCCTGTTGATCCCAATGCTGGTGAAACTTATCAACCAACGCCTGGGTTCGATCAAGGCGCGTTGCCACAAGATCAGTATTCCCAAGATATGGGTAATTTCGCTAACGATAGCAGCGGTAGTACGCTTCCAATGGATACGAGTTCCTCGGATACTAGTTCTCAACCTTCGTTTGACACCAGTGGAGATCAGCCATTTGTTGATACCTCAGGTGATAGCGGTTATGCTGAAGGTGGCGCTATTCCAGTTTCTAAAAGTCCTAGTCGTGGACGCAAAGTGGATGATATCCGGGCTCGGGTTAATCAGACCAATGAACCTGTGCGCCTCAATGCCGGTGAGCACGTAATGACGCGTGCAGCGGTGGCAAAACACGGACGTAAGTTCTTTGACGATATCAACCGGAAAGCCCGCGGGGGCGCCATCCCTATGAGTAGGTAATCCGATGAAACTCAATGATGACAGCCAGTCCGAAAATGTTGTCCATAAAGAGGATGCAATTTCCGACCCAACGGATTTGTCCCAATATGTTAAGCCGCTGTTTCAAAGCGGGGGCGCCCTTAGTCTTGGCGATGCGGCGGTAAATCTGGGTAATAGGTTCAAGAATATGATGGGATATAATCCACCCCCTCCACCGGATAGCGGTGATTTGGCAGACCAAGCAGGATACAACAATATTGGTCGTGGGTTTGAAGACGGTGGCGAGGTTGATAGTGGTCAACCGGCGCTTCCCGGCGTGGGTTCAAATCAGAGCACTGACGAGACGCCTAGTTCCATGATGGATAGTGGCGGTGGTCAGACTGGTACAAGTGGGCCACAACAAGGTCCATTTACGCCTAATGAACAAGCCCTGAATACTCGCGAGGATGCACTTAATAAGTCTGGTCTTGGCGGGGCATTTAAGACAGCGCAGCAAGGGAAGATTGCTTCTGCACGCCAAGAAAATGCTCAAGGGGATACTAGCGGGCAAGGACCTACCGAAGAGGAACAAGCCCGGCAAAGTCCATTTTCTCCAAAAGGTATTACCGAAGGTATTGGTAAGGCGGTAGGTGCCGCTAGCAATGTCCTTCCTGGGGGGTATGGAAATGTAGCAAGGAAACTTTCGCACGAGATTATTGATTATGCCCAACAGGTTAGCGGTGGTGATCCTGAACAGCTTTTCAACAGCCATATGATGGACCAGAATACTGCGGGAGCGATTGTAAACAAAATAAACCCTGACGGGTCACACCCTAGCGAAAGCGAAGCTGGGTTACAGTACGCTCATGATAAAGGTGGCCCTGATGCGGCACTTGGTTTTATGCAGAACCGGGTGGCGAACTATAATTCTATTCGTGCTTGGGGTGCCGCTGCGTTTGACGGTAATAACCTTCAGGCGTCTATTGATGCTGGTAATCGCGCATTCAAGGCGCTACCTCTTAGTGAGAATATCCATTTTTCTCCAGGGCAAGAAGGCACTGTTACCGCCACGGTAGTTCATCCAGATGGTAGTGATCCTGTTCGTTGGAACCTGACTGGCTCACAATATCGGGAATTGCTTAGAGGTAATAGCGGTTTTCCTTACGATCTTGTCCGTGATCCCAATGCTGTTTTGGCTAAACTAGCCAGTGAAAACCACGATCAGTGGGCTGATCCTAGTTCGCAAGGCGTTAAAGACGATGGGGTCCACGGTGTAGTTCCAGACAACCTGAAAGCCCTTGGGATAAACCAAGCCATGTTCAATTTATCTTGGCAAATGTATCCTTGGTCTTCACAGCAAGGACAACGTATGCAGTTCCTTGCTGGGCAAGTACAGACAAAAGCAAAATATGCGCAAGAATTAGCAGTTGCCCAACAGCAAGGTATGAACCGTGCCCAATACGCTGGAATTATTGGTGGGTCTCGTGAACGGGTGGCAGAGACTGGTGCACAGAGCCGTGAAAAAGTAGCAGAGACTGGCGCGAAAAGCCGGGAAGACGTGGAGGCTACTAGATCACAAGGCCAGAAAGATATTGCGAATACTCGTGCACAATCATATGATCAGCGCACATTACAGGTAGCGAAAACCGCTAACGATAAAATGCTTCAGCAAGCGGGCACGGCTGCTGATCAAATCAAGGCTCGCCAGAAGGATACTGTCCTTAATGGCCTCCTAAAAGGGACAATGACCCCAGATGACGCAGATACCTTCCTTAAGCGAAATGGATCAAGTCTCAAAGAGTTACTTGCCCCCCAACAGGGCGCAACGCAGGCGCCGCAAGTCCGCGCTGGTGCAGGCTCTCAAGCAGCAGGGACTTCACCCGGTGGTCAATGGGTACGCAACAAAGCTACGGGCTCGGTTGAATGGAGGCCCGCCCAAGGGGGTGGTCAGTAATGAGCGACCAAACGAGATTGGCCGCCCTGAGTGATGGTCCCACCTCGGCATTGATTAATTCAGCCGGTGCAGTGAGATCATTCGCAACCGGTGGGGCGGTTGCACCTACAGAAGCCCAAAAAGAAGCGGGGAATTACCGTAAGGGTCACGTGCGCGTGCACGGGATGGACCTTTCTATTGAGACACCTAAGGGGGCGAAGCGCTCGGGTAAAGGTAAAGATGGTAAGCCATGGAGCGTGACAATGCCCGCTCATTATGGTTATATCCGTGGTACCAAAGGCGCAGATGGAGACCACGTAGATGCCTACCTTGGACCACACCCAGGAAACCCCAACGTGCACGTGGTTGACCAAGTGGACGCATATACTGGAAAATTCGACGAGCACAAAGCACTTATTGGGTTCCAGTCCCGTCAGCACGCCCTTGACCATTACAACAGAGGATTTAGCGATGGCCGCGGAAAGGACCGCGTGGGAGCGGTTACTACCTTGCCTGCGCACAAGTTTCGGTCGTGGGTGGAGAAGGGTCGGCGCACCCGGCCTTTGGGTACCTTGCGTGTCAACCGAACCCAAGATGATCCTTACCTTGCGGGAATAAGCCAAAACCATTGCACGCTTGACATCGACAAGCGCGTTCCTAAGACTATGGTGGTCAAAGGTAAGTCCTTTGACCCTGTGAAATATCTTGCAGTTCACGAGACTGATGAACGTAAGCATATGGACGTGGGGATGAAATATGAACCTGCTCATAGGCTTGCTCTTAAGGCTGAACGCGCTGCTGTTGAAGCCGATGGAATTGATTGGAACGGCTATCAGGAGCAGATGCATAAGCTGGCTGGTATCACTCAAAAAGAGAAGAACCCGCATCCTCCTAGCGATCTTTATAAAGGGCCATTCACCAATGCGGGACAGCGTAAGCTTACTCGCGAAGGCGATAGTGCACCTGATGTGAAAAAATATGCTGAAGGTGGCGAAGTCGAAGGGGGTTATGAGCCTCTTTCTGACGACGAAGTACAACGAATGGGGTTACCGCCCGGTGGTCCTGGCGGTGGAGATTATGAGCCTCTTTCTGACGAGGAAGTTCAACAAAGAGGACTTAATCCAAATGGACCTGTAGAATATAATACCGCTGGCGAAGCCTTGAAACGAGGTGCACAAGCAGTGCTCCCTGGGCTCGGGTCTATCCCTGCCATGATTGGTGGTGCTGAGGTTGGTT